CCGCCCGCACCAGCAGAAACGCCACCTTGCCCGCCAGTAATTGCCACAGCGCCGCCCGTCGCTTGGTTTGTAGTGCCAGTTGCGTTGCCGCCAGTAATTGATACTGCGCCGGGCGCAGGCGATCCCGAAATCGTACTGCGCAAAGAAGTGCCGCCACGAATGGTGACACTGCCGCCCGGATTGCCTTGACCCGCAGCATCACCGCCGCGCAATGTAGCGGCACCACCGCCAATACCGTCACCTCCGTTGATGGTTGCAGCGCCACCGAATCCAGAACTTGTCGTAACGCCGCCAGAAAGGGTTAAAGTTCCGCCCGTACCGGCTTGTGTTGGTCCCCCTTTTACTAGGACCGCCCCAGCGCCGTTTAACCCCACGCTGCCGTTGATAGTGACGCCGCCGCCGGGGTCGCCCCCATTGATGGTAACGGCTCCACCCGCACCGATAGACGCTACCCCCGCCCCACCCGTAATCGTGAGGCTACCGCCGTCCGCATTGGCTTGCGTACCGGCGCCCGCAGTAATGCTAATTGCCCCGCCCGTGCCGCCACTTGCGCCACCCGCGCCAGCCGTGATAGCCACCGCCCCGCCACTGCCAGAGGCAACACCCCTGTTACCGCCCTTTAATGAAGCCGCGCCGCCCCCATCGCCCCCGGAGACAGTCACCCCAGCACCGAAAACAGCCTTGATAGTGATAACGCCCGATGTTACTTGCGCAATAAGCGCATTCCAACCGCCTTGCAACTTTGGCCCAAGATTACCAAACATCAGAAATCCCCCCCGATGGCGAGAATATCAATCTCTTTCGATGCCGCAACCGCAACAAGGACTTTTACACTCAATACCGCACCATTAGCGACATAGAGAATTTTGTTGCCGTTGCTGTCGTAGGCAAGACTAGGCCATTGCGTATGCCTCAGTACGTCCACGGCAGGAACCGATATAGTGAAACCAGAGTTAGCAGGAATGGACACCGTAGCCAGTACATAATCAACAGAGCTAACCGTCATGATGAATTGCAATTCCCGCGCCGTGGTATCGGTAGATGCAACTGTGATGGTTTCGATTTTCGTGCCGTTGGTCGCGCCGGTAACAAGAGTTTTCTTAGTAGTGGTATCAGCGGGTAAAATTTGCGCAACGTAATTTTTGATAGTTTGCGGGAAAATAGGGGTAGCGGTTCCAGACATTTAGAGTCCTCCTGCAAAAGTATAAGAAACAAGGTCAAGTGAAGACGAGCCACCGCCGCCGCTCGCGCTAAGAGTCGTGCCAGTCATGGAAAGGCCAGTTCCAAGCGTGATTTCTTGGACATCACCAGCCCCCGAATCACCACGCCCAAGCAATTTCGATGCTGCCGAAACGTTTTGCATTTTGGCGTACGTGACCGCACCATTTGCAATGGTCGCCGCAAAGGAACCCGTACCAGAACCCGTAACGTCCCCGGTCAGCGTAATGGTTGCGCCGCCCGTGGCGACGGAATCGACATAAGCCTTGACCGCCTTTTGAGTCGGCGTGCGCAAGTCGCTGTCTGCGCTTAACGTCGTGTCGGTATCAGCGGCCAGCGTTGCGGCACTGCCAAGGCCCAAGGTCGTGCGCTGCGCTGCGGCGTCGGCGTCGTCCAGCAATGCTAGCCCTGCCGCTGTAAGGTCATACGTAGCAGCAGTGCCCGAACCCGTGAACATGACGCCCTTATTTGCGGCGCTCGTTAATGCCGACAGTGCGGCCAGTGTCGCGGAATACGCTTGTACGTTCGTGCCGATTGCAAGCCCCAGCGTTGCGCGTGCGGTCGCGGCGTCGGCGTCGTCAATCAGCGTGCGCCCGAACGCACTGAGCACGCCGCTATCGATTGTCCACGTTGCGCCGCTCCCGCTTACGACAACATCGCCCTTATCACCATCGGCCAGCGCCGCCGATCCCGCCAATGTCGTGCGCTTATCGCTATAGCTCGTGACGCTCGACGCGCCCGTAACGATTTCATACAGCGGCACCTTACCGCCCGTGAAACTCGACGTGTTCACAGTAACGGCGCCGGTCGTGGCGTTCGCTTCAACGTAGTTCGTCGCGGACGCGGTAAGCGTGACCGTGCCATTTGCGACCGTGACCACCGCGCCCGCAGCAAGCAAGCATCCACCGTAATAACCCCACGTCAGGCCCGCCGTGGTCAGCGCGCGCCGCCCGTACAGCATTGCGGGGCTTGCGGCGTCAAACAGCGCGTTTGCCGTCGTTTCCTTTTGAGACTGTGACGCGGAAATCAAATCAAGAGTTGTCGTGCTATCGCTCATTGCGTCCCCTGTTAAATCGTCGCGCTCGCCGGATAGCCCCGACCGACAACGCCGCTTAGTTGATAGACCCGCACGCAAATGGACGATTGCACCGTGCCGAAGTCCGTAACCTGTTGTGCCGCCGTATAGGTCACGGCGGACGCGGTAATGCCCGTAATGGTCCGCACCAGGGCGCCAAACCCCGCGCTATAAATCTCGACCTCATACGCCTCCACGGCTTCCGACAGCGGCACATCGACGTAATCGCGCCACTCGCCCGACAGCCGCCCGCGCCGAATCCACGACAGCAAAAGCGCACCATCCGAAGCGCGCCCGCCGCCGACGTGGGCGGGCGCGTATGGTTTTAGCGCCGCGCCATCGTTCGCAAAGGAACGCGCAAGCGAATCCGCCAACGAAGCGCCAACCGTCACCACCTTGTAAAGTCGCGTCTTGCCAATGTCGGCGGTTACTTGCGTAATCCGTTTTAACGTCAATGGGGTCAGCAACACGAAGCGGTCCCCGATGCTGTGCGCGCCAATCTGCGCTTCGGTCCCGCGCTGCCCGCGCAGGAATCCGCGCAATCTGTAGATACCATCCGAACCAAGCACGGCATCACGAAAGTAAATCACCTCGTCACCGATTAAGGCCGCTTGCACGCCTTCCAGCATGCCCGCGTACGTGACCGACGACAGCGCGCCGACGTTAAGCGAAACGCTTACCGTATTCAATTCATCGACCGTATTGCCGCCCGCGTAATCGCCCAGCACATCAAGGGTATAACCCATCGTGGCACGCGCCGAAAAGTTCGCGATTGCCTGATAGGTCGCGCCGTCGTCAACCGATTGAAACAAGACCGCGCCGCCCCAACTGTCCGCCATGCTTGACGCCGCCGCGTAAAAACCGGGATCGTTATCAACGTCCCGCAATGCGTTGATATTCATCAGAAAAGCTCCAACAGCGTTACGCCCGGTTCAGACACAGTTTTATCGCTTTCACCGGGTTCGGTAACAACAACGTGCGGCGCGTAGTACGCGGTTTCATCGGCCAGCGCTTCGCAACGCAAAACGCCTTGGGGCGTGGCGTTGACCGTCGTAAGGCGCATCAAGTGGTCCTTGATAACAACAAGGTCCGTCGGTTCAAGGTACGAATATTTGCGGGGCAAACTGAATTGGTACGACAGGCGCTCACCCCAAGAGGCATGCAAATTAACTTCCGCGACCTCTTGGGCCTTGGTATCGGTCATAACCAACGGCACTTCAATAGTTTTCTCGTCTTGACTTTCACCAATCAGCCGCCGCGCCTGCCGCGTCCCTTCGTCGTAATCGGTTGCCGCCGACAGGTATTTAACCGAAACAGCGCGCGGCAATTCCATTTCCATGCGGCGCACAGTTTGCAGCGGGTCGGGCGGGTCGTTGCCCGGTTCGTATGCGCCCAAATCGTTATCAGGGATTTCAGTAACGTCAGTGCCGCCGCGCTTTACAAACTTGATGATTCCCTGGCTTTCCACCGCGTCGAAATAATAGGCCGGGCGAATAGCGTCAATCGCTGCGCGCACTTCCGTTTGACGCGAAATGACGTACCCATCAACGATATCATCGGTCAATTGAGAGACATCGTAACGGGATTCCCCTGCGCGTTCGGACAGGTCCGCGATTACTTCCGAAAGCGGGATACCATGCGCGGTATATCTAACTTGCGGGTCAACGATGAAAATATCGCCGTTCGTATGACTTGTAACGGCAATACGCCCACGCGGCAATACCGCCAAAGCCATACCCAGACCACTAAGCGTAACCGGCGTGCCGTCCGCGTAGTTTTGCGGAACCCGCGAATCATAATAAATGCATTCGTCGCGTTGCCAGTCTCCCGACGCAATAAGGGAAGGCTTGAATCCAACTAGCCCTTTACCGATTTCCCATGCAAAAATCCGATCGTGGTACGGGTCATAAACCGAAGTCCACATAGAACCAAGCCCGGTCGATCCAGAATCAACAAATCCCGAAGTCAGCGTTGCATATGAAGAATCATGAAAGCTGACGAGTACATTTGTCTTGCCACCCGCGAAAACGTCCCACTGTGTATTTGTGGTTGAATACGAAGAATGTTGTGCAAGGAACGATGACGCCGTACCATAAGCACCCATCGGCGTTAAATAGCCGCCAAATCGGACCCCAGTTGAGCCACCCGTCAAAGACCCGCGAACCTGATAAATTCCACAAGGCGGACCACCCCGAACAGGGCATGTAAGCGCTTGGTTTTCCCAACTCAGATAATTGTAATTGATGCCGTTAAATGCGATGCTGTATAACTCGATTGGGACGGATGTTACATAACCGTCAAGCTCCGTGAATTTATCGACAAA